CCTTTGTCATGTGTAACTTTTACTCTATTATCAGCTGTAACTTCTGCTAATACATTAGTAAATCCAGCAGTAGCAATTGCTTCAACTAATGTTGTTGCATCTGTTGCATCTCCTGCTGCTGTAATAGTAACAGTTCTTGCTGCTGCCATTGCTGCTGCACCTGGAACTGACTCAGCTACTTCAACTGTGTATGTTTGTCCAGCTGCTAATTGTGCTGCAACAACATCACTTTGTGCTGATGTAGCACCTAATGCTTCTCTTCTAAATAGTTTGAAACCAGCTAGTGATTCGTAAGTTGGATCACTTTGTACATATAATCTACCTGCGCCGATATTAAGACCGCCATCTGCATCTATTGTTTTCATTGCAGTTGCATTGTCTGCATAAATTGGTGCTGTTTGCTCTTCCCATAATCCTGTAGCAGCATTATACTTTTTAACTCTCCAACGTGCACCTGCATTAGGTTCTGTTGTTTTGGTCCATATACTACCAGTTACTGCCGGATTAGAATCAGTTGAATAAAATTCTGGAACTGATGTATGTGCGCTTATTTGCAATACTGGGCCATTAGCAACAACCTCATCTAATCCAAAATCTTCAATATTTACATTTGGTGTCGGACTGTCTTCTTCTTGAAGTAACATTTTTCCGTCTACATTTGCGCCGTCTGATTTAGCACCTGCGCCTACAAAGAATGATAGTACTCCATTTGAATATGTAGCTGAGATATCAGCTGCCCAAGTTACTTGGTTTCCAGCAAGTGCAGCAATAACGTCAGTTGCAAAATCTGCTGCTGTAGTTCCTGATACTATATTGATTGTTGCGCCGTTAATTCTAATAACACCGCCTGCACCAAATCCACTTAGTAGTGTAAATTGTGCTGCTGGCCATGATTTAGTCCATTCATTACTGCCAACTTTTACCCATTGCGCTGAGCTATTTTTGTAGTACATGTCGTTGTTTGCATTTGCTGCAACTACTGCATAGTCACCTACTTTGCCTACAGATGCTTTTGGAACTCCGCCGCTTACGTCATCAACAGTCAGTACTTTTGGAAGTTTATTTGTAAATGACTGACCTCCTGTTGCTGAAGCTGCGTTACCGTTCCATTCAAAAATGCCCCATGTTGTAGAAGCAGTATCTAACCAGTAAGCCCCATTTGCAGGGTCTCCAGATGGTGCATTTGCACTTGCTGCAAGTGCTGCTATACTACAGTCTGCTCTAACTACGTATGCTCTGTTGCTTACGCCTAAATACGAATAAGCAGCTTGTAAGCCATATTCGTTAAGTTCGCTACCGTGTATTGGATTTCCGCTTGTATCTGTTTGAAACACTGGATCTCCAAATGTTTCAGCTAAATCTCTTTGTGAAGTTAGCAAGTATGGTTTACCTGCATTTGCTTTTAGTGTACCTGGCGCAGTTCCAGTTCCAGCTGGATTGCTTTTGTTTTCTGCACTGGTTACAAATATCATTGGTGTTGTACCTGGTTCTGCTGGTGTATAGAAACTTTCGTCTATAACGCTAACCTGTACGCCTGGTGATGTGAGTGCCATTTAATTTTCTCCCAAAATGTTATTACACATGTATTTAGTAAAAAGAATATAAAAAAGTCTATTATACCAATAGAAAAAGGGAACGAAAAGGTGAGGTAAATACATTATGAGGCCATTATGTAAATGTAAGCAACGTCCTGCGGCTATAAATTATTATAAAGACGGTAAGACGTATTATCGCAAACTATGCGAATCATGTTTGCGAAACGGGTTAGGATCTAATATTCCTAAATGGATGCTTGCTGGATATACTAAAAAAGATATATGTGAAAAATGTAGCTTTAAAAGTTCACACAGCGAACAATTTAATGTATTTCATATAGATGGTGATCTTAATAATTGTCGTTCAAATAATTTAAAAACTATTTGTGCTAATTGCCAACGTATTATACAGAAAGAAGGAGTCAAATGGCGGCAGGGCGATCTAACTCCTGACTTTTAAATATTTCATTAGCTGTCGAGTATTAAACCAAAGATCGTCTAGCGTACCATTATTATCAATTGTAAAGTCTGCCATCCATTGTTCTAGACTCATGCTATCTTTAGACTCACTCGGCAAGTGATTGCTTCTATCAACCCAGATACAGTAATCAAATACGCCTGTGTTTTGCATTGCAAAGAATTCACGCTTGTTGCGTAGCCCACAATAGATATCATAGGCATCAAACATTTCTCTACCTAGAGTCGCTGCATCAGGAACATTATAATCGCAGATAGCATTATACCATTCTGCTCTGTGACTATGCCTGTCAGCATAACACTCTTCTTCATTAGCATATCCATATTTGTCCTTTAAATCATCATAGATGAATAACTTTGAGCAAAACTTACTGCTACTTTCAAAAGTGTACCCGTATTCGTCTCGTAGAATTTCGCACACAGTATCCTTTCCATGGCGGCCGTGTCCAATAACAAGTAATTTAGGTATCATAATATCTCCGTATAATATAATTTACATTATAACAGATTTTTTATGTATTGTCAAGTAGTTTATCCGATTAAAAATCCGTATCCAGTTCCGCCGGAGATAGCAGTTGATACTTCTTGCTCTAGTTTTTCCATTTCTTGCATTGCTTCATTTTTAAGATCATTACCGTTAAGTGTCGAACCACCTTGTGGCCCAGCTATAGTAGCAAATTTACTTCTTGCTTCACCTAGCATATATTTACAACTAGCAAGAGTATAATCTTTAATCCATTGTACTGCTAAGTAATCACCTAAAAGTTGCTCGTCGGGTCTATAGTTATATGCATATATCATTACTTCTTCGTCAGCACGTGGTCGCTGTAGTATTGTAAGTTTCTTAGTTGAGGAGTTCCATTTAAATTCAATAAAACTACCAAACATACGTCCTACCAGTTCTTGATAACCGGCAAACATTTCGTATGTAGCAAGTCCTCCCATTTGAGTAGAACCACTAAGTAAATACGTATTTGTATACGCAAGGTTAAATGGCTCAAATAAACTGCCGCCACCGCCGTTGCCTGTACGTGATCCGATGCTTCTTCGGAACAATTGTCTAACTTCGATTACTTCTGATGGAAGTATGTATTCGTTCTGATCTTCTATTAATTTTAAAAAAAGATAACTTTCTTCAACTGCATGATCGCTACGCATTCTATAGCGGGTCAATGCTTTGGTTAACCCTGTTTGGTAATGTATAGGATCAAGTTCAACGTCGACCATACCTCCGCCAAGCATTGCGTTTACGTAATCAAAGATTTCTTGTTTTTGTGTTGCTAATGTCATATAAACTTCTCCACTAGTATTTATCGTAACGATAAATATACATATGCCGAGACTATCTTTATATAAACCAGAGCGTGGCAATGATTACGCATTTTTAGATAAATCGATTAGTGAAATGTTCACTATCGGTGGAACTGATGTATTTGTACACAAATATCTTGGTCCTAAAGATGTAAGTAATGATGCTGCAACAGCAGATCAACCATCATATGTGGGAGGATCTGCAGAAACATCAATACAGGATATGTTATTCTTAGAAAATAGAGATCGAAAATATGATCCCAACATTTATAATTTAAGAGGCATTTATAATGTCCAAGATATAGATTTTGACCTTAGTCAATTTGGTTTGTTTTTAAGTAATGATACGTTGTTCATGACAATACACATTTCTGATAGTGTAAGAATATTAGGAAGGAAGGCTATGGCCGGTGATGTAATTGAATTACCGCATTTAGTAGATGAACATGCATTAAATGATTATAGTGTTGCATTAAAAAGATTTTATGTTATTGAAGATGTAAACCGTGCTAGTGAAGGATTTTCGCCTACATGGTATCCACACTTATATAGACTAAAGTTGAAGCAAATATATGACGGTCAAGAATTTAAAGAAATTTTAGATCTTCCAGCTAATGAAGAAGAACCAGGAGAAGGTTCATTAAGAGATATTCTTAGCACGTATGAAGTTGAAATGCAAATTAACGATGCTGTTGTAGCACAAGCAGAAACTGATGCAGGGAAAAGCGGCTACGATACTGCACATTATTATTCATTATCAACAAATTCAGATGGTAGTGTAGATTTAGAAACTGCACAAACGGATGCTAACGGGAATACTGCTGCGAGACCAGCAAGGTCAGGATACAACGGTTACTTGTTAGGAACAACTGATGCACCCAACGGAGCAGAATTTGGTATGGGTATTAGTTTTCCGCTTGAAAGTCAAGCAGGAGACTATTTTTTAAGAACTGATTTTTTACCAAAACGACTTTTTAGATACAACGGATCAAGTTGGACTAAGATGCAAGACGGTGTAAGGGTAAATATGTCGCAGACTGATACAAGAAATACACAAAAAACTTCGTTTATTAATAATACAAACTCTAGTAATATTGCTGGAGAAACTATTAATGAAAGACAAAGTTTAAGTAAAGCATTACGTCCTAAAGGACTGGAAACGGATAATTAATAATCATGCAACATTTTTATGATGGACAAATACGTAGATACATTACCCAAATGATTAGAATGCTTAGTAATTTTGGTTATCAAGATATTGAAGGTAATGTAGTACGTATACCAGTTACTTACGGAGATTTAACACGACAAGTTGCAAATATAATGCGTGACAACAGTGAAAACAAAATTCCTAGTGCACCAAGAATGGCTGTTTATATCACTGGATTAGAAATTGATCGTTCAAGGACTGCTGATCAATCTTTTGTAAGTAAATTAAATATAAGAGAACGTAAGTACGACTCATCTGGTAAGGAATATCTAGATGAGCAAGGTAAAAATTATACAGTAGAACGTTTAATGCCAACACCGTATACTCTAAGTGTTAGTGCAGATCTTTGGAGTACTAATACAGATCAAAAACTACAAATACTAGAACAAATATTAGTATTGTTTAATCCAAGTTTAGAAATACAAACTACAGACAACTATATAGACTGGGCAAGTTTAACTGTAGTAAACTTAGAGGGTATTACTTACAGTAGTAGAAGTGTTCCAGTTGGTATTGATAGTGAAATAGATATTGCTACACTACAGTTCCAAGTTCCAATTTATTTAAGTGCTCCTGTAAAAGTAAAAAGACTAGGTGTTATTACAAATATTATACAAAGTATTTTTCATGCCGATTCGGGAGAAATTGACTTACAATTAACTCCTTTACAAAATACAGACAATATTCCAGATAATTATTATACAGATATTGCAGAACAACCGTTAATAAAAACAAATTATCAAGGATACGGCATGTTTGTCGATAATACATCTATACAGATTATTAGTAAAAATAAAGTCGGTGCTGTAAAATGGGATGACTTGCTAGAAGCATATCCTGGACAGTATAGTGCAGGAATTAGTCGAATTTATCTTACAAATGAAAATTTAAATAACGAAATAACAGGAACCTTTGCATTAAATGAATTAGATACAACAAAAATTGTTATAGATTGGGACTTAGATAGTTTACCTACTAATAGTGTGTTTACAAGTAACTTTAGAGATGCTAATCAATTATCTACAATCGATGCAATTGTAGATCCTTTAATATTAAATCCTATCGATTTTGAAGTTCAAGGTTACAGATTTTTAATAACAAATTCTATTAATAATAACACAGCCTGGAATAATTTAGTAGCAAATACTAATGACATTATTGAATATAACGGTACAAATTGGTATGTGTTGTTTGATAGTGAAATTAGTAATTCTGTATCATACGTAACAAATACTAATACAGGTAAACAATATTACTGGAGTGGAGAACAGTGGTTGTTAAGTATCGAAGGCGAGTATTCAAAAGGTAACTGGAGACTTAGTTTAGACGGCTAACTACTTATATGAAAGAAATTTTATGTAGTGGTGCAATTTTTTTTGCAAAAGACACTAAACGTATGTTATTTTTACATAGAAAAAATGGAAATAAAAGCAATCAATGGGGAATTGTCGGCGGAAAAGTTGAACAAAATGAATCAGTATGGAATGGACTAAAAAGAGAAATACTAGAAGAAATTGGCCATACTCCTAAAATTCAAAAAACTATACCCTTAGAAACATTTGTAAGTAATGATAGTAAATTTAGCTTTCATACATACCTGTGTATAGTTGATAATGAGTTTATTCCAATACTTAACGCTGAGCATGATAGTTATGCCTGGTGTTCATATAAAAGCTGGCCAAAGCCGTTACATATAGGATTAAAGAGTAGTCTATCAAACAACACTATTAAGAAAAAACTCGAAACTGTGTTTGATATAAT